ACTTGCAAAGTCTAATGCTCCTATACATTCTTGAGCATATAAATCAGGAAATGGACGATTTGTAGCAAGAATTTCTGACCATTTCGCAACAGATCGCTCCAAATTTGTAACCGGCAAGTTCATTCGTTTTGTCATGAACTCCTCTCGGTTGCTTGGATCATCCTCTAAATCCTCATATTCTTCTTTTATCGTTTCAAGTAATCCCTCAGCATACTCGCTTAATGGTTGCGATAACATAGGATTAGCTAATTCCCAATTATCAATATCATCAACTTCTTTTTCATCATTAAGCTTGCATATAAAAGGAAATACAGCATTCGGACGCGCTTCACCATTTAATACTTTCATCGCTTTTTCTTTTTGTTTATCTAAGAAACCATCACGGACATATCCATCTGTACCAATGTAAAATTCTCGTGGGTTTTTCTTTTTCCCTAAACCACTAATGTGGACTCGAACATCTTTATTACTTTCATATTGATGTATTTCATCAAATACAACTGCACCATCACGAAGACCATCTTTTGTATCTCCATTCGAAGTTCTAAACTTCAGTACACTTTCAGTAGCTTTTGAAACAGTTTGAGTTAAAGTTGTTTTAAAAGCTCTCTGTAAAACCTCATTTTTTTTAATACATTTATGAACTTCGTCAGGGCTTGTTTTTGCTTGTTCTTCGCTATTTGCAACAACGGAAATGTTATACTCTGGAATGCCGTGCAATTCACTAATTAAAAAGTGAATAATTACAGATATTAGACCGTTTTTACCACCACCACGCCCTAACATCCAGAGGAATTTACGATAAAATACGCGCCCGTTTTTCTTATAAAATAAAAAGACGAATGCTATTAAGAATTTTTGAAATGGCTGTAACGGAAAATACCACTTCTCTCCGAAGTTGATACAGTCCTCAATCATTTCATCATCAAAATACAAATCGTCTCTGTTTAAAACATATTCTTCTAGATATTCAATTAACTGTTCTCTTTCTTTGTTGAACTTTACTTTTCCGTTTCGATAAAGTTCAATGTATTCTTCTACATGCTTTTGCTTAATCATGTTAAATCACTTTTATTGTATCCAGCCTTTGGAAGATTAGGTTTACAAACAAATTTTATATCTCTTCCTAATGCAATTAAAGAACTGTTAATTTTATTTCTTTCACTTATAAGAGGATGGGCTTTAACAAAGACTTGAGATCCGTTTTTGACTGTGACGGACTCTCCTTCTTTATTGATAGTTCTGTTTATTTTTCTAAAAGCTTTAACTAAGTCAATATATCGTTCTACCTTTTCAACCTCGACTAAATCTGCAATTTCAATACTATTCATCAGCTGTTCTTTCAATTTTGTAATACTGACAGCCATCTACCCACCCCCCCTTACGTGCGTAATTTCGAAAAAAACCTGACAGTTAACCCCCTCCTCCGGTGCCCCTAAGACGAATTTTTCACGAAATATTTTAAGGGGGGGTGTTATTTTTGTTTTGTTTTCACCATTTCTCATCATGTTTCCATTTATTTTGTTTCTTTTCATACATTCTTCCATGTTCTTTGTTATGACAATTCACACAAACGGTTTCAAGGTTATCTATATCAAGCGCGAGCTCTGGATGATGTTCAAGTTCTTTTATATGATGGACAACGAGCTGTATCTTCTTACGCTTTGCACTCTCACTATACTCATTGGTGTCCACACGAACACTACCATTGCGCTTACACTCTTGGCACTCATAGTTGTCACGCTTCTTTACTTGCTCACGTATACTCTTCCACTCACCACTGTCATAGAACTTACGCTTCTGTTGTTTGGTTTTATATTCTTTCATTATCTTTTACCTATCAGTATTGCATTAGCTTTATCAGCTTTTAATAACTCTTCTATTGAAGTTCGCTCAAGATATTCTACAGAATAAAGCATATGTTCATGACCATACAGTTTGTAATATTTGAATCGATTAACATCAATACCAGCCTTCTTATACACTTTCTCATGCGGCTTAAGGTATTTGTTGTATGCTTTCTTATCAATAGGTATAAGACCAAGTACAGCAATCTTACCGTTTAAAACACTGTCCATGTATCTTCACTCCTTAATTGCTATTGGCTTAATCATGCTTTAAATTCTAATGGTTGAAGTATCACTATTAATACGTTGTACAATTGAATCAGCATTAACTGAAATCCTTGTTTGAGGAAAACCAGAAAACTTATTTGTTAATCTCTCCAACTTCTCTAATGCAGCCACACATTCATTAGCAGATTCAGTTACTTCCTTCATTTGTTTTAGTGCTTCAGATGTATCAGCATCGATATTAATCTTTAATTTGTTATTAGCCATTTCATTCATCCTCCATTAATTCATATTCTCTTATTCTTGTAAGTGCATCCTCAAGAGTACCTAAGATATTATCCGCGCTATAACTTGCACTTACCTGTTTACTTAACAGATGGACCTTACCTTTTAAGTCTTCCACAGTTGCCGTTAATGCTTTAACTGATTCCTTTAATTCATGGTTTTCTTTAGCGACATTTGATAGGTATTCAAATTTCTTTTTCAATTTGATGTTTTGTAACATTACATCCATTACATACACCGCCTTTTTGAACTTCGAAATAAAAAGCATCCACTATGTGAATGCTCGTGTTATTATATTTAAGCTATATTAATTCAGATTGATATGTAGGTGAAACTAATGGAAAATAAACAACCTGAACAAAAGTACGATCTAAGCAAGATATACACATACAAAGAGCATCCTGATAAAATTAGCGGTCGCTGTGATAATTATGACAACACCGCGTTCAAGAGTTCCGTTAAAGATTTCATCTTCTTAAGAGAATGCCGCCAATGTGGTATGAAGAAAATCATCTAGCCCTTTCCGGGGCTTTTTTTTATAAAATAAAAAGCACCCGTTATGGATGCTTTTTTCTTTGTCATACTTCTTGCTCTAATGTGTTTTTTATCTCAGCTAACTTTTCTGGATTAGATAAATGCACCCACGGTAATTCGAGATTGAATTCATCTGTACCAGGAGTTATAACACGGCCATATAGAAAGTCGTATATAATTTCATTTGTTTCTAGAGCAACTCTATCACTCATTGTAAGAGTTTCAGTAATTGTTAGGTTACCTTGTTGTCTTGTTACTTCACCAAACTGTCCTCTACTTCTCAATACTTCTTTTACAGCATTTCGTATATTGTTGATATGTGTAAAAGGTTTATTTTCTAAATGCATTATTATTGTTTTTAAAATTTCGGTTTTTGTCATAATACCATCTCCCTTCTCTCTATCTATTCGACAGAAAAGAAGAATATCCTACAAAATAAAAACACTCAAATGGATGTTATATCAATCGTTGATTTATATTTTAATTACGGTAAATGAAGTTTTATTCTTCTTCCAATCACCTAATGTCGCTACGTTCTTCTGCTCCAACAATATTAAGTAACTGGAAGAAGAGCAAAAGCCCTTCTCCGTTTACACAACGTAAATTGCAATTGAATGTGAAATCAAGAAACAACTATTCATCCAATCTGCAACCATCGCCACCGGTTATGACGATCCATTTTCAGTTATAAGGAATTTTATGAGCAATGTTTTCCGCCACTACTCACAATACAAATATATCACGTTGATTCCAAAACAACCGGCACATTTACTGCCAAAAAGCGGTCAAGACTCTGCCACTTATTTCAAATGTTATTTAGTTGGATTGTTTATAAAGATAATTCAAAATTGAATTTTTAGCTATAAAGCCCATTAGTCGAAAGTTAGGTAAAATCAATTCATATCTATCAAAAGGGATATCCTCTTTGAAAATTACTTTCTGTTCAAAAAAGCGATTGAAACTATTAGGATTTTTGTGAGGAGGATTTTTCCCTTGATGAGTAAATTCTGACCTATGTTTATATGCATTTAATAAAATATCCCTTATTTCTTCCTCAGTAAGATCTACTGGATAAATTTCATACCATTGCTTCTTAGTTATCCAATCATTTTTTTTCCCAGTTACCTCAGCACTTTCTAACGCTATATCCTCATGCGGATGCTTTAATTTGTCCCACTGACTAGGCGGACAATATTTCATAATAAATTCCACAAAACGTTTTCCTATATATTTATTCATTGAAGATATTCTTTTATACTCATTAAATAATTCATCGACACTTTCATTATCTTTTGCGATACTTTTCCATTCTTCAACTAATGGGTGCTTAGAAATTACCTCTTTATCCTTAATTGCTTTTTGTAGAAAAGGCTCTATTGCAGAAACTAATAGATAATACCCTAAAGCAAAATCCTCCCTTTGATTTAAAAAAGCTAATTGAACTAATCTAATAGACTGCATAAATTCTTTATATTTTTTTAATGGGACATCATATAGAAATTCTATGACTTCCTTAAGTTCATTATATAATTCACTTAATTCATTTTTATGTATACGCGTTCTATGAGCACCTGGTCCTGCTGTTAAAATTGGATACTGTATGGCTATTTCATAAAGTAAATCCTCATCTAGCTCCATTTCTCCTACTAAATATCCATCACGTGGAGCTTTTACAGGTCTTTGGAACACAAATGAAATAATAGCACTAAGAGCAGTAATGAACAAATGGGGCGAATAAACTTCGTGAGTACTTTTTAAAACTACATGTGCTACAAAGCTAGAATACGCTCCCTTATGATAAACTTCTATGGATGGTTTAATTGTAAAATGTTCGAAATCTAATTCTTGGTTTAATTTAAAATCTAATAGTAAATAACCCACCAGTTGTTTTTCTTCAATGTTTATAGATGGTTTTTCCGGACGAAATGCCTCGATACACTCGTTAAAAATTATATGATCACCAGTTACAGCACGCATTATAAAGTTCTCCCCTATCTCTTAAACACATATAACTTATAGTGTTCTATATTTATAATTTACATCCCTTATTAATTTTACCATAATAGCGCATAGTTTATTTTATCACTTACCCATATCTTATATTGTGTGTAACTGACCCTATCGTGAAATCCTTTGGTATCATTGATTTCATTTAACTTTCTCTTTTGAGTTACACAGTACAAAAATTATGAGTAACTGTATAGGGATACCACCAATATTTTGCAAAATAACCCATGCTATGCGGAAAAATAAAATAAGCTGCCCATGTGGACAGCTTATTTACATAAAATTCGTTATCAGAAGTTGTTTTTAGTTGATCAGTTCTTATATTTTATAATAGTGCCATTTGTATCTTTAAATTCTAAAACAGTCGTAATAAGATCAAAAGATTTTAAATCATTATCTAATTTATTAGGAAGGATCACGTACCATAAACTCCATCCTTTGTACTTTGTTTCGTTTGGTAAGAATTTATCTAAATCTACAATATGTCCTGAGGTAGATTCATATGATACCTTGCTAATAGATGGGTTTTTAAGATAACCAGAAATAACTTTTCCATTTGATATTCCCATAGTAGGTGATATACCAGAATCTTGTACTTCTAACTCACTTACATTTGTTGCTCCTGTTATCCCACTAACAGTCCATTTTCCATTTTCTATTTCTAAATCTGCTATTGAAATGTAATTATCGGGTGTAACAAAAAAGGCTATTTTTTCATCTATTTTTATAATACGTTTTAAAGCATTATATTTATCTAGCTCTGTATTATTTGTTGGTTTTAACCCTTGTTTTAATGCTTCTTGTTGCGTGTTGTACCCTGTTGAAATTGAACAGCCACTAATGATAAGAAATAGGGAACCTAATATAAGATGTTTTCTTAGTTTTTTATACAAAAGTTTTCCCCCTTCTTACGTTTTGTTAAAATATGGATTTATTATATTCTATCACGAAGAAATTAGAACAAGTCGTACATTTCTTGATGTATACCATATTCATATGAGGTTTACATAACGCCTCATTATCGGTAGCAAGGAAACGGTACTCTCACCAAGGAATCTTTTTTTGTTCTATGGAATTATGCATTTTTTATACATCCCTATCCTAGCGCGGTTTTAGGGTTCTTATTTGTTACTAAAACTGTATAAAATCTTGCATACTCTTAGCGTGAGTTTTTTCCAAAATGCTACAATACCCCTAGATTTAAAAAGAAATACGCAATGCTTAGATTTTAAACCTAGTCATTGCTTTATCCATTGCATCTTGGTTTACACCTATATAACGTAACGTGACCTTCTCTGACGAGTGATTGAATATCTCCATGAGTAATGCTATGTTTTTCGTTTGAATGTACATATGATACCCATATGTCTTTCTTAATGTATGTGTGCCTATTTCATCTAATCCAAACTCTGATGCTGCTCCGCTTAATATCTTATATGCCATGCTACGACCGATTGGACGATTTCTACCTTGTCTACTTTGCAATAGGTACTCATTATCTTCTCTTTCTTCAATAAACCATTTAAGTTCTCTTTTCAATGCTGCAGTAATTTGAATACGTTTTTGTTTCCCTGTTTTCTTTTCTCTCATAGATATATGACTGCCTTTGACATCTCCTACCCTCAGTTTCAAAATATCAGAGATTCTCAGGCCTGTATTAATCCCCATAATGAAGAGAATGTAATTACGTAAGCTCTTTTCCTTAAAATACTCTTTTAGTTGCTGTATTTCTTCTAGATCACGTATTGGCTGAACAAAATTCATTATTCAATCCCTCCAGTTTCTTCTGTCTCGTAAACTTCTAATCTAAGAGCAAAAGCAAGTTTATAAAACACTCTAGCCTTAACACGTCGATAAGTACGCTCGCTCATACCAATTTCGTTATAAACCATATAATCACATACATCTTCATCTTCTAAATAACGCTTAATGATAATATTTCTTTGATCTTTTCCTGCACGCCCATTCCCCAAACGATTTAGGAATTGATCAATACGAAATGATATTTTCTTAATCCACTCTTCTCGTTCACTTTGTTGTATATTAGCCATCGCTACATCTTCTAATGGCTTTCCTACATCATTTGTAGGTCCATGATATCTAATTTCATAAGAAGGAGTGACTTTCATTTCTTCACGCATCATTCCAAACTGTCTATATAAGCGTACATTTTCGAGAACACCTTCTAATTTTTTCTGCGTTGCTGATCTATCGATTTTTGGTAAGAAAGATAATTGTTTAGTCATGTAAGACCACTCCTTTTTATTTTTTATTACTTTTGTCTTAACGCTCCACGTCTACGCTCATAACAAGGTCTATGCATCCCCATTAAATCCTCAATCTCACGAGTGCTTAATTTCTCTTTTCGTTTTTTCTTATTTTTCTTCTTAGCTTGTTTTGATTGCTTTTTCCATTCACGTAACTGATCTTTTAGCGCCTTCATTTCCCCATCTCCCTTTTCAAAAATAAAAAGGACACCTATCCCTAAAACAGCTTTGATTGCCGCTTTAACGAATTGGTGTCCTCTAGTTTTCTAGCCGGACTATATTTGGTTTCTCTTCATTTTAAAATAACTATTTTATTAAATTTCACATATACAACCGCTTGTCCATTTCACTTTGCTCTACTCCTGCATTTACTATTAGTAATACGAATTTTTCAGAGGTGAATTATATTGGACGATTTTTTATCCTCCCCTGCATTAAATCCGGGTTCAATCGGACCTACACTCCCACCTATGCAACCTTTTCAATTCCCCACAGGTCCCACTGGTTCCACGGGTGCTACTGGATCAACTGGACCGACTGGATCGACTGGATCGACTGGACCGACTGGACCGACTGGACCAACACTATTTTTCACTTCCCTTGCACCAGATCCTGAACCTATAGAACTTCCAGCAAATACAAATGACTTTTTAATTATGGAAGTCTTTGTCCCTATTGAAAGCCCAAATGATAGAGTCTTATTAAATGCAACAATCGGCACTGACCTTGTTATTCATACCCCATCTGATGGAAGCACATTCTTTACTGTGGACGCTATTACGTATCAGTTATTCCGTAATAATGTGTTACTAACAAGTTCAAGTGTATCTGGTATTTATGAAGTCGGTAGTAATATTGATATAACTTTTCCTTTTAACTCCACATTTACATGGGTAGATTCCCCAGGTGACCCAATAGTGCCACCAAACCCAGTTCATTATCGTATTGTTGCAAATATTGGAGATCTTAGTGAGACTGTATCATTAGCTCTAGTCGGAAATCGTGGGTTTTCTGCTATAAAAATCCCTGGTGATCCAATTTAATTTAAAATAGCAATCACTAATCTCACTATGAAAATGTAAATACTAGATTATCTATGTTTAATCTACCGAGCAGTTAGCTTTTACTAGCTGCTCTTTTTTTCTACAAAATTCAAATTTGGTCTTACTTCACATCAACACGTTTTTGACTAGCTTCTCGACTAAATCCGTCTGGGTATCTTTTTGCTAATTTAGATATATTCATTTGAGCGATATCTTCTAGGGTATATCCCATTTCGTGAGACATTATTGAAATGTAATACAAGATGTCTCCTAACTCTAATGCCAACTTATGAGTATTCCCGCTCTCTTCTCCTGGACAATGAGCCGGATCAAATCCATGACCATGAAAGATAGCCTTTTTTACGATATCAGCAACCTCACCAGCTTCTCCCGTAAGTCCTAATGCTGCATTTAAAACACGTCCACCGAAATCATTATTTGCATTCCATGTACGTAATGTTGCTTCCTGGTATTGATCTAATTCACAGATTTGATTGATATTCATTACAGCTTGTCCTCCCTTTGATTCACTAACTAATTTAGTCGTTGCATATACACCGTTTTCCATTGCTTTCATTTGTCTTCGCTCCTTCAATAATTTAATTAAGAAACCCGTTTTTCTGTTTTTACCAAACTATTAAGCATGTACTCTAAACCAAACTGGTCCAATATTAACGCTGCTAATTCAATTTGATGCCTTCCTAGCCTGTTTGCTATATCTTCAATGCTGAACCGCTTCATCCATAAATCTTTGAAACGTTCTATATCTTTCTCTTTCCAGAGGAAGTCCATTTCCTCTAAAGTGATATATACATATGGAGGTAACTCACTATTTGATTTACTCCTGACATTTTCGGTACCAATTTCCCCTAATCCAATAGAGCGTTTATGAATTTTGTACTTATCTACTTGATCTAAAATGAGAACCGCAATTTCAATTGGTTTTCTTTTAAGTTCTTTTACAATCTCAGCAAAACTACAGTTACTATTCCATAGCTCACGAAAGTGAAATACCTTTCTTAAGTCCCAAAGAAAATTTACTTCTTCCAATACCACACGAATATTTAATTCGTTCATTTGGAACACTCCTTACACAAAAAGAATTATTTTATCTTTTCAGTAAACTTAGTATCCACACGATCAACCTTGCCGTTTATCCAAACCGCGACTTGCTCACCAAATCCGCTCATTGGTGGATTTACTGCTGTAACATTTCCGTCCTTAACTATTAAAAGTTTGTTACTGCTAACATCAATTTCTATTTTTTTCATATGTCCCTCTCCCTTTTACTACCGCATGTACTCGACAACATCAGGTTTGAATCCACTTCCTAAGTAAATTCGTACCGGAATTATTTCTTTTTTATCCCTTGCTGCCTTACACAATTCTTCAGCTGTATCCCAATTGAAAAACTTATCTACAGCTCTTTGAAATCTCCATATTGCTATTACATATTGTTCAAAGATGTCATAGCGATCATCTTGTTTAGTTGTGCGTGGTAACTCATCCGTACACTTTGCATTCTTTGGAACTTGAACGCGTACATCAGCGTATGTATTACGTCCAGCTCCTTTCTTAACATTGGCCTTCATTACATCAAATTCACAAATTGCTGGCTCTACATCGAAAATATTTAATTGTTTAGCCATGTGCCATTTCACTCTTTTCAAGAATGTCTAGTAACTCAGTTGCCCCTTCTTTACTTAAAAACATTCTTCCATTCAGCAATTCAATGTTTGATTCAGAAACTTCACCCGTTACAAAGCATGACTTTTCTTGTTTTCTTAAAACGATGTTTTCCCCTTCAACATGAAAGTCTAATGCTGTACCTTCAGCAATCCCCAAAGTTCTGCGTAACTCTACTGGAATTACTACACGCCCTAGCTCGTCCACTTTTCTTGCAACACCTGTGTTTTTCATCCCTTTCTCCCCCATGTTAACTAGCTTTTTGTTGTTTTTTTCGTTCTACTTCTTGTTTCATTGACTCGAATTTTACTAACCATGCTTGCCAACGTTTATCGTTTTCTTCTTGCTGCTGTATTGCCACTTCACAATTACAACCTTTTGTTTCAATCACACCTGAATAAATTTCTTTACGAATAATTCCTGTATCATGACATAATTCACACATGCTTATTCCCCCTTATTAGAAACCTAAGTTTGCAAGCCTTTGATCAGCTGTCGTAAATTTCAATACCTTTGAATCACCTAATAAACGACTAACGGTCTTAGCATCGTATTTATTAAAAAGTTGTTTTCCAGTAAAGTTTGTTGTGGTAAATGTACTCATTCCCTGTCTAGCATTTGATACCGCATATAACAGGCGTTGTATGAAATCAGATGCCTGTCTATTTGAATCCGTTGAACCACTTTCTGCCCCAAGATCATCTAATACTACAAAATCAGCTTGTCCAATTAATTGAACGAAATATTGAAGTGTATATTTACTGCTCTTATCATCAAAAGAACCCATAATCATTCTTGTTATTGCTTCTAATTCAACGTACAAGCAACTTTTCATAAGATGATAATTTTCTTCTTTTTGACTGATATCCCCAAAATAATGATTTAATTCATGAAGCATGCTGTATGCTAGGAAACTTTTTGCCGTCCCTTGATTTCCTGTAAATACAACTTTTCTAATTTCTCCGTTCTTTAAATCCTCCAAGGTTTCTTCTACAGCTTTCTTGTGACTAATCGTTTCATCACATCCGGTTCTGTAATCAGATAATCTTGAAAGAGAAATTTTCTTATTTGTAATAACACTAGCTTTTTCCAGCATGTTGAATTTCTGTAAACGGCTAATCTTCTTATAATGAGCGTTAGCTTGTTCTTCCAAAACCTTATCGTTTTGCTCAACTACACATCTTGGGCAAACAGGTTTTCCTTGATAAATAATCATTTGAATTGGCTTAATGATTGTTTGTCCACCTATTACATAGGAGTGATTCATACATTGATCAGAATGGTAATTCACCTTCGATTCCAGGGATTCCGCCAGTTTTTTCATTGGTGTTGCCATTTCTATTCGCTCCTTTTTTACCTTTGTTCTTAAATTCTATTTCTGCTGCATTAACATCAGCTAAAGTACGAATGTTTTTATTAACCCACTGTTTTAAAATCCCCTCAGCATAATTCCATTTCTTCTGCTGTTTCAAAGCACGCTCCATAGCTGCTTGTACAAGTTCTTCGCTTGTATCGTTTACCCATTGTGAAATACTTTCGGCTATGAATGAATTTAAAATACCGAAATTATTTTCGTAGAAAGAGAAGATGCTACTACTACTTTGTATATTAGTATTTTGTTTATTAGTACTTAGTAAATTATCAGTACTTAGTAGTGTCTGTTTTCCCACCGAATGGTTTTCCATATCACTGGTTTCCCTGTCATTGGATTCCCGTCGACTGGTTTTTCCACTGACTGGTTTTTCCACTGACTGGTTTTCTGACTCTATGGATGGGACTTCGTAAACTGCTGTTTCCCAATGTGATATTTTCCCTGTTTTTGGATCTTGAACAGGATACCTTTTTAAATACCCTGCTTTTTTTAATTCTTGTATAGTTTTGGTGGTTATTTCTTTTCCGTCTTTGGCGTGTTGGCTGAGTTCAGTTGCATGAAATGTCCAATCATCTGGTAAAGAAAGCATGTATGCTAATAACCCTTTGGCTCTCCAACTTAATTTCTCATCGCGTAATGGTGTATTATGAATAACTGAATAATTAACATCTTTCTTAACTCTAAAAATCCCCATTGTTTTACCTCCTCGTACAAATCGCCACATATGCTTGTCCACTTTGGATAATGCGTTGTATTTCGTAATGCGGATAACCAATTTTGAAATACTTTTGGATTATTTCTTTTAATTCATCCTCGCTTCTTGCTAAGTCCCAGAACTTACTAGGTAATAGCACTTGATATTCAATTAAATCCATGTACTATTTCCCTACTTTCCGTGGTATACTTATAACAACTTGTTTTTTGAAAAGGACCCACTGCCATGGGTCTTTTTACTTTGCTTCACATCACTCCAAGCCCATTGTTTTATCGGCTCATAAGTTATGTAAAATAAAAATGAACCACATGCAATTAATATCGCTAATATAGCTAATGATGTTGTATCTTCCACTAAATCACCTCCTTTTGTGCTTCAAGCCAGGCTTCTAAATCCTTTTGTAAAAAAAGTAGTTTACGCCCTTCTCTTATTACTGGAAACTTAGGATGATTTGCTAATTCATACATTCTACAAACCGCTATGTTTAAGAAAGCAGCTGCTTCTTTCACTCGCAATACCTTGTTTGGTTGTGATTGTTGATGTAAATCAGCTAATGCTGATCTGATTTCTTCACGAATCACTTCGCGAATTGATTCTTTAATAATTTGATCTAATCCCATTTTGTTTTGCTCCCTTCAAAATTTATGTAACATGTGTATCTTTGTACTCTCTCATTGAAAGTTTGAGATTATTGGACTTATGTTCCTAAAAATAGAATAAAAACATCTTCCTCTAATACTTGAGCCAAATGTAATGCATCACCTAATGTAGGAGTTGCATAACCTGTTTCCCAATTACTTATTACTGTTTTCTTTTTATTTATCTGTTTTCCCAATGCTTCTTGCGTTAATTTTTTTCGTTTGCGAGCCTTGATTAAATTATGTCGTTTCTTTCCCACGATGACACCTCCTAAAATCCAACTTATTTGGACTTCTTGTATTTTATTATATATCCAATAAATTTGGATTGTCAACAATATTATTTGAGTTTTTTGGACTTTTATTTATGAACTTAAAAACTAAAACAAAACCATTGAAAAAACTAATGCAAAAGTATTGCAAACAAAGTACAATTTAATTGTACTTTTATTTGGTCAATTATTTTTTACTATTTTGGAAAATATATATAAACGGGGTGATTTTGTGACTACTTTAGGACAGAGGATAAAAGAAACCAGGAAGAAACGCGGGTTAACACAAGATGGCTTAGCGTTAAAAATTAAAGAAAAAATGAATGCAGATATTAAAATGAACAAAACCACTATTTCTAATTATGAGACTGGCTATAGTTCTCCTTCTAATGAACTTCTGGTTCTAATTTCAGATGTCTTGAATGTATCAGCTGATTTCTTACTAGGAATATCTGACGATCCAGAGTTAAATGCAGTTCAGTATACGGAATTAAGAAAAGAATTCAATGAGCTAATTGATGTGTTAGAAAAAATGCCAAAAGAAAAGCAAGATATGTTATTGGATATGATGAAGGCTGCTGTGGGCCCTAATAAAAAATGATTGTCAGCATATAGGCTAACAATCATTTTTTTCTTTTTTAATTATATCCTTTATTTTTTCTATCTGTTCTTTTTGTTCAGCCTCTTTTGTTAACACATCAACCTTCAACATTTCCCATAATGTATTCACTAATACATTCCCCATACTTCTTCCCCCACATCTCCTTAAATTTGTGAATTTAAACACAATTGTCATTTTTAAAGACATTTTACAAATAATGTGACACCCCATAAAGTACGAAAGACGCTACAATTAAGTAGCGTCTTTTTTTATAACTTATAACCCACCAGGGTCTACTTGCTGATATTGTATAATATTAGTTCTAAGCCCTCCTGGGTCCATTTCATATTGCTCTAATTCTTGTTTATCTTTTGTTTGGTGAACCTTAGTTAAATCAACTGAAGTTTGAAGTGCAAATCCTAGTGCAAGTGTACATAAAACTGTTGCAATAAACTTTTTCAATTAACTCACCATCTCTCTCATTATGGTCGCTTGGACAACCTTCACATAAAATATATTACCATTTTTAGCGAACTCTTCCAACGATTTATTCAAATATTCTTTATTTTTTTCTGGATATGCATAAGAAAGATAATACAATTGAAATGGGGATAGTTTATTATTGTCATTTTCTATGCTTTTAAGTATTCTTTTCGCTACTTCTCTATCACCATATTTCGCTTCATAAAAAGCTACGTCCGCCTGCTCAATGCATGAAAAATCAATTTTATCTAAATTGAAACCAAATTCTATATAAATAAATGCTAAGGTAGTTTTAAAAGCTTTGTATTTTCGTGTTTGTTGAAAAGAAGGTACATCCTTCAAACAATCAATTGCCTTTAAAATGTACTCTTCTGCCTTTAACACATCCGTAAAAATATATGACTCCCCTAAACAACACAAAGCTGTCGCTTTAATAAATTGTAAATCTAAATCTGATTGCAATATCTTGTTACAAACAATACGACTTTGCTCAACATTGCTATTAAGTAATTCTACATATGCTAAGCGCTCATAATAATGCATCTGCAAATAATCATGTACTAACGAATTTTTAATTTTAGGCAATAAACCTTTTGTTTTATCGGCATGTGGAATCATCGCGCTATAATTCGCAGAGTCATACATACAAATTGTTAACAACATTTCGATAAGAGTTTTGCATTCTGCGTCTTTTGAAACATTAAGATCATAAACCATATTTTCTAATTTCCTACCACGCGCTTCATTCTGATTTCTTTTATTAAATAATTCATAAATCACAATGTACTTTTTTAAATCATCATTTTCTTTGTGTTTTCTTACTAAAAAATGAAGAACGTCATATTCACCTGATGCCTGACAGTAACAAAGCGCCTTTCTTATATTAAGATTGCTTCTGCATTTCATAATAAAGGTTTTAATTTTCATTCTGATTTCTTTGGGATGTGTGTACATAGTCTTCATCAAATTTATAAAAGCTTCTAATTTCATTTCATGGTTCGTGTGAAGACCATTCCAAAGTGTAGTTCGACTAATATCGATTTCCGTAGCTAATTTTCGAATGCTCAAATTGTTAACATTGATTGTTTCCAATACTTCACTCATTAACTTCTTCATTATGTTCCTCCTAGTAGAACCAAAAGACAATTCACCTTTCTCAATATGAAATAATATTATATTCATTTCCCTTGAACATCTTTGTGATATAATCGAGGTGTTACATACGTAACCAAAGAAAGACTTATGGCAGATGTTCCCTTTGTGAGTTGGGTGAACCGTGTAAGAGTGCTTCCACCACTACTTACACACGCTGTGAGTCTTTTTTTGTTCTTATATTTCTTTAAAATCAGTTTATCACAAGATTTAGAACATTCATTCCATTAATGGTAAATTCATGTTGAGAAATTTTTTCCGAAAAGTCTATGCCTCAAAACTATTAACAAGTATATTAATTGTAACCTATACTCTGGCAGTAAACGTCAAACATTTGCCGTTTACAATTTGTGTAGACCTTAACATTATAGGTAAGGGCGTTATCTTAGGAGTTATAACTGTAGGAATTGATTTGAAAGACGAAGTGCAAGATTGGTTACTTAAAAAAATTGAAAAATAAATTTCTGTAAATCAAAAGCACAGTAGCATTAAGCACTGTGCTTTTTTCACTCTTTATATTCCCGTTCCAGGATCGGCATATCCTGCACCACCCCCAGGGCCAGCTTCACTATTCTTTTGAGCGTAGTTCCATCCGCCTGAATCAGTTACTCTGTGTCCACTAGGGTCCTTTGTGAATTCTATCATATTTCTTCTCTTATCTTTTTGTATATAAATATTTTAGCCCCCTTGTTCTGTAATCAAAAAGGGGTGTTGCACAGTGTAAATTAAGCAATATGATTATCACAACATCCCCATGATATGATTTTATGACACAATTCATCCCATTCGTTTTTCAAATAATCTGGCAAACTATCAACTAAATTTTGTTTTTTCAATACATCACCTTCAATTTTTTGTATGATATGATCTGGAATACTTTCTTTTTGTGCAATTGATTTTTTTTCATATAAATTCTTTTCTAGACCACCTTCAAAAACATCCGTAATAAACTCGTCTAGCTTACCGCCTATCCCCGCCATTAACACTTCTGTATCAGGTTTTTGATCCACTTCATCTAAAGAACAAGAAATTAAGTCTATAACTTCAAATAACTCTTGAAAATACTCTTTATATAATTTATCTTTAACAACCTTTGCTTTTATTCCGTCTTTTATATCAATATACATTAATTTTGATTGATGCTCACTTAACTCTATTTCCTCTAACTTTCTTAAAACATTTTTTGAACTACCATTACAACACATCATATACATGGAGGGAGGTATCAAATTTTCTTTCTCTCTTACCTTTAACCCATGTAATTCAATGATAGCGATTTGATTATATTTATTATAAACCTTTTGTAACTGAGCCAAAGTCTCTCCATCTTTATCGTCAGGATAAGACTTATCATTATCAGCAATAGCTAATACTATAGACCCTTTATTGATTTCACAATCATATGCTGTATAAGATTGTGAACCTCCACCAGATATGGGATTTAAATTCAAAGTCACATTTATATCTGCTTTATTTTCTAAAATATATTTATTTGCAATCTTCTCATAAAATTTACAATCACTATGGTCCTCAGAAAGTAAAATAGTCGGCAATAATGTGCTGAGTTTTGAAAATCTATTTAATGGGGCCTCATATATTATCTTATTAGGTTCGCTTTCATTTCTATAAAAATCAAAACTGTTATCCTTAACAAGGATGTAACTGCAACAATATTCCTCATAAGCCAAAAGAAAAGTAAATCTAGATAATAGTTGATGATATATGCGTTGTGGGTCGTAATCTAATAAATCTAATTTCGCCAAAACTTTTAACGCCTCAAGAGAAGCAGAAATCATATGGTAACCTTCTTGATATGCTTTAGCAATATGATTCAGAGCTCTAATTTCTAAACTATCTCTATTCAAATTACTCTTATTACTTTTAATAAATTCAGTCACAGTATCATCAATTTTTATCAGCAT